GTGATCCACGCGCTGCGCGACATCATCAAACACACGCCCGACTTGCTGGCGGTACGCTGGCGGCGCGAAGGGTTTATTCCCGATCGTGCAGCACGCAGTAACGGGCAGGAAACCCCGATTAACCTGCTGGGTTTCAAAGATGGCACGGCAAATCCGGATACGCAGAATGACGCGCTGATGAACCGCATGCTATGGGTGACGGCCGATCAGCAGGAGCCTGCCTGGACATATGGTGGCAGCTATCAGACGGTACGGATTATTCGTTTCCGCGTTGAGCAATGGGATCGCACCCCGCTGGGTGAGCAGCAGACTATTTTTGGTCGTGAAAAGCTCAGTGGCGCGCCGCTCGGCAGACAGCATGAGCATGATGAGCCGGATTACGCCAGCGATCCGGATGGTGAGGTCATTGCGCTTGATGCCCATATCCGGCTTGCCAACCCGCGCACGCCGGAGACGGCTGACAGCCTGATGCTGCGGCGCGGCTACAGCTACTCCGCAGGGATCACTGGCGCAGGGCAGCTTGATATGGGATTGCTGTTTATCTGCTATCAGCACGATCTCAGCAAAGGTTTTATCACGGTGCAGCAGCGGCTTAACGGTGAGGCGCTGGAAGAGTATGTGCGACCTGTCGGCGGGGGGTACTTTTTTGCGCTGCCGGGCGTGCCGGATAGCGCTCACTATCTCGGGCAGTCGTTAATCGAAGCCTGAACCTGATTGCCGTTATCCGGCATCATGCTTTATAGCTCTCCGCATCATGAAAGGATCCGTAAAGGATCCTTTTTGTTTTTATTTATTGCATTGATATTGTTGGCTTTTTATCTTTTTTGGGTATCGACCGATCGCCACTAAAAATCTTAATTTGCATCGAAAAGTAAAAATAGTGTTGCAAATTTTCGGCGCTATGTTTCACTTTAATCATAAGCGTTGTCAGTTATGTGGCATCTGCCACTGGAGTTCGCGCATGAGGTGTTCCATTCCGGAACCAGCAGGTGTAACACAGCAAGCGCAGTTCTCTGCGGGGGAGACCCTCCTGTCAGCGTTTTACTCTCCATCCATCCACTATCTTCTTCAATCAGCCCGTGTTTATCCGGTGCGCTGCGGCGTTTCGGCGCTGTTGTACACCCCCGTTTGTCTATCAGTACGGCTACAAGGAAGCCAATGTAACCTCTAAAGCGTTCAAGTCATCGCCGCGGGTGATCCGTCGCGATTCATGAAACCAACTGTAAGGTGCCACTATGGGAAGACAGAAAGCAGTGATCAAAGCGCGTCGTGAAGCTCGTCGTGTGCTTCGTAATGACTCCCGGAGTCATCGTCAGCGCGAAGAAGAATCGGTCACTTCGCTGGTGCAGATGGGCGGGTTAGATGCTATTGGCATGGCGCGCGATGTGCGCGACCGGGCACCTATTGCAGCCCGAAATGAAGCTCAGGCGCACTATCTTAACGCCATAGAAACGAAACAGCTGATATTTGCAACCGGTGAAGCGGGTTGCGGTAAAACCTGGATTAGCGCTGCAAAAGCAGCTGAGGCCCTGATCAATAAGGATATCGAAAGGATTATCGTGACGCGCCCGGTACTGCAGGCGGATGAAGATCTCGGTTTCCTGCCCGGAGACATTTCCGAGAAATTTGCCCCCTATTTTCGTCCGGTTTATGACGTTCTGGTTAAACGTCTCGGCGCTTCCTTTATGCAGTACTGCCTGCGGCCTGAGATCGCCAAGGTAGAGATTGCGCCCTTCGCCTATATGCGTGGACGTACTTTTGAGAATGCAGTGGTTATCCTCGACGAGGCACAGAACGTCACCGCTGCGCAGATGAAGATGTTTCTGACCCGCCTGGGAGAAAACGTCACGGTTATCGTTAACGGTGATATTACCCAGTGCGATCTGCCCGCCAGCGTTCAGTCCGGTCTTGCCGATGCGCTGGCGCGCTTTGAAGAAGATGAGATGGTTGGCGTGGTGCGTTTTGCGAAAGAGGACTGTGTTCGCTCAGCCCTCTGCCAGCGCACACTGCACGCCTACGGCTGACAGAGTAGCATTCAGTCGACAAACCCGGCTCCGGCCGGGTTTTTTTCTGACTGACACTGGCCGTACAGCGTCTGCCGGTATTTCAGAGTGATGATAGTTGCAGCAGTTCGCTAACGCGGTAAGATTGATGTTTTTTCAGGGAGCACAACCAGTGAAAAACGTCGTCCTGAGTATGCTGGCTAAAATATCGCACATTGATGCGGACATGAAACAGCTGACCGCCCGTGTGGAAGCTCAGTCGCTGCTGATCAGCGCGCTGGTACTGGCCGTCAGCAGGCAGGGTGGAGTAACAGAAATGATTGACGCCGCAAACAAAGCGATCAATACGGTTATCGACTCCGCTGAAAGTGATGACGTGCTGAGGTCTGACGCTGCTATTCTGCTGAGCGAACTGCAGAATCTGCTGACTATCTCGCAGGCAGTGGATAAGGCCGACGGTGAGATTAATCATGAAGGGCTGAGCGAACTGACCGGCGTAGCCGTCGCGGAACCCGCTTTACCCGCCAAAAAGTAAGGTGGTCAGACGGTAAATAAAAAAGCCTGAACGCGCGTTCAGGCTTTTTTATTTGCTGTGCCCGGTATCAGCTTACCTCTGGCGGGGAGTTTCCTTTGCGACTCAGTCATTAGCAACATGCTCCTGTTCTTGATTATCTCTTTGAATAATAGATATTTTTCCACCCCTGCCTGTTTGAGCTGAAGATTAGCTGAGAAGGTAAATTAATAAAAAGGCCCGATAAACCGACATTCTGATCGCCTGAGTGGTACGGTGGTCTGGAATCAAAAGTGGAGGTTTATGACAAATGATAATAACGACAGAGTGGAATTTATAGCTAATGCCATTTTGAAAGCAGTACGCGAACTCATTGACACCGGGAACGAAATTACCCTTGAAGCATTGCTGGCCAGGCTTGAGGTTTACCGGCAGGCAACCCATGATGACTTTATGAAAGAGATATACCGTGATGCCATTGTGATTATCCGGAAGGGCAGGATTTGATCCGCCACATCTGGCTTATGCTGTTTTTACTGCGGATCTGAAGGGCGTTATCCTGTAAAAAACGCAGGCTTAATCTGCTTTATTAAGCATGCATCACAAGGTTATGGCGTGCGGCGCTTTACGGATTAGCTAAGCGCCGCTTCCGGCTATTCGCCGGTGATCCGCTGCTTCATTTCGCGCTGATGCTTGTGGTAATCCTCTCCACACTCTGAAGAGCAGAATGCAGTATCAGCAACAATCGCTTCATCTCTGCACCAGATACACTTGCCTGTTGTGCTCACCAGGCGCGGCTGGCGGGCTAATAATGCGCTCTCAAGATGAGCCGCTTCTCGTTCCTGTGCCAGATCTACATCATCCATAATTTTTTCCTTAATAAATCAAACGTTTCTTTGGGCGATAACGCCCTGACTGCTTTGGTAATGATACAAAGAGTGTCATCGTAAAAAGGGGGTTTTCAACAGGGCTGATGGAAAGGGGTCGCTGGCACCCCATCCGCATTATCCCTGCTGAATGTTGCTGCCGGATCAGTTTAGCAGACCTGAAGAAGAACTGCGGCCTGAGTCTGCTGAGGGTGGTCAGGTCTGTGCGGAGGTCCGTCCGGATATTTCCAAAAAGATCTCTGTAAGACTGAAGAAAGGTCGAGTATTACAGGCTCTGGTGACCAGTATTGCCCATCGAACCCGGTCGGGGGTTCTCATACCCCTCTCACGATGCAATATGCAAAAAAAAAGCCTGAACATAAGTTCAGGCTCTTCTTCAAATTTGTGGCGGTGAGAGGGGGATTGATTCGCTTTGCTCACCCTGCGGGCAGCGTCGCAGACTCCGCTGTCCGGTGAACGGTGTTCACCGTCGAACCCGGTCGGGGGTTCTCATACCCCTCTCACGATGCAATATGCAAAAAAAAAGCCTGAACGTAAGTTCAGGCTCTTCTTCAAATTTGTGGCGGTGAGAGGGGGATTCGAACCCGCGTTCATATCTTCGTAACCTGCTGATATAAAATGATTTCATAAAAGGATCCTTTTCCACGTGCACTATACGTGCATTTCTCTTCAAATTACCCGGTTATTCACTTCCCGTTTTGATCCCCGGCCTCGACAAGTGCCCATCGTAATCAACCAAATATGAGCCGTAATTTCTGAACAGCATGTCCGGGCCCTTATGCCCCATTTGCTTACACAGCCAGAACAGATTGGCGCCTGAGCTGATATGCATCGTGGCAAATGTGTGACGCGTCTGATACGGGTTCCGATATCTGAGCTTTGAGTCGCGCATGATGATACGCCACGCTTTCTGTCGGATAGCGTTAGAGCCTGCCCACGGTTCGCCAGTGCGCGGATCCTCAAACACAAATTCACTCTTCAACTGCGTGAACTGCTTCATGGTGCTGAGCGCCTCTATTGCCTCCTCGTTTAAATCTATCTTCCTTGTGCCGGCGCGCGTCTTTGTCGATTTTTCCACTCCCTCAACAACGGCGTTCTGCACAAATGCCGTCTTTCTTTCAAAATCTATGTCCCGCCACCGCAAAGCACAGAGCTCCGAGGGGCGCATGCCGGTATTCAACGCAAACTGGAATGTTGCTTTCCATTGTGGATAGAGGCAGTGCATATAGATGATGCTGATTTCTGCAGGCGTGAACGGATCCACCTCGTACTCTTCCGTATTGCCATACTCAATAGAGAAGTAGCGTGACGCGCTGATGTGCGCGACTGGGTTATCGCCGATAAGCCCATCCGTCACCGCTTCATCAATGGCGCTGCGTAAAAATGACAGGCGGTTTCGAATAGTCTTCAGCTTTGTTTTCTGACTGGATACCCAGCTTTTAAGCGCTGCCGGCGTCAGCTCGGTGACATAGATATTGTGAAGCGCTCTCAGCGATTTGAGACACTTTCGGTAACCGTCCAAGGTGGAGGGCGAGAGGTTCCGGTTCTCGCTGATAATCAGATACTCCTCAAGGTAATCCTTTACCGTCTTTTTCTTCTTCTGATGACCAAATAACGCGGCTTTCTTTGAGCGGGGGAAGTACTGCAGGTAGTTAAAATCCCCCGTAGAGATGCGGTTCTGAATCTCTCCCAGATACCGCTCTGCATACTTTATGTTTCGTGTGTTCACCTCCATACCCGATAATGGCTCTCTACAGAGAACGCCATTAAAGGTGAATGTGAGCTGTAGCGTTTCGCCGGTTTTATGCTGGCGTATCGTTATTCCCCGCGGTAAAGCGGATCCTTGCTGCTTCTTGCCCATCGGTTAACTTCCTCGGTATCTATCCAGCGCTCACGGACGCCGTCCACTTTTAATACGTGAACACCCATCCTCCAGATCTTCCTTTGTATCCGTTTGTTAATGGCTTCCTCCGATTCGCCGGTAGTGTGGCAGTAGGCTGAAATGGGCATAACATCGAGGCTCATATTTACTCCTTGAGCAGTCACAGGTAGCTGAAGATGGTTTTGATTACGATGATTGCTACGATGGTGATGATGAGGTGGAGTGGGGTGATCATGCGGTTTCTGCCGGCCTTCTATGCCGTCCTCCGGTTCTTCTCTGCCCAGATAACCTTTTCATGATCTTCTCTGCACTCACAGCTGCAGTAACTGCATCCATCGCGAGAAGGTTCCCCGCAATCGCCATTACGGCAGATTGGTGAACGTGGCTCCGGTCGAGGCCGGTTAGCCAAGGCGATTTCTGTATTGAGTATCTCAAGGTCTGACGCATCATCGGCTATGTCGCACATAGTGATTCTCCAGTATTCAGGCGTAAAAAAACCTGCCGTGGCAGGTTATCAACTGTTTATGTTAACGGGCCTCAATGTTGCAGCTGTACCTCCATATTTTTGCGACCCATAACCAACCACACAAAAATATCCCTTTAAGATAAAGTCTCCCGTGCTCCATCCCAATCTCGCATCTGAATCATTGTTGACAATGTAAAGGTTAAAGTGGTCTGAACCGTACCGAAT